ACATCAGATATATTCATAGCCCCTCCTTTTTTTGGTTTGATTTCAGTGAATTACACCCAAGTCAACGGGCGGCGAATCGTCTTTTTCGTACTCCATAACGATTCTTGGTTTAAATGCCGCCATGGATTTCAGGTGTGCGGACATAATCTTTCCCGTCATCGGGATTTTATCATAGATCAATCCGGGGTTAATTACAATTTGCCCGAATTTCAGATCATCGAATCGCAAAAACCCATGAAGGTCTTTAGACGCGAGGCGCACGAATCGGGCAGCCTCTCCTCCGTAAAGGGTTATGATTTCCGGGATAGCGTAAGTTATGCCGTTGATTGTATACGATCCGGCTTGCCCTAGCCGGCAAACAATTTGGCGCTGCGCGTATATCGTTTCCTGATTGTCGGATTTTATGTGCGTCATGCATGAATTTTAGGATAAAAAAAGCGCCCCGGCAAGCGGGGCGCTCCTGACAAGTGTAGGTCTTTACTCCACAATCGGAAGTTCTTCCGCATATTCTTCCGCGCGCCTGTGAAGCAACGACAGTTCAATCCGCGTTTGATCCAGGCCATTATCGACGTAGTTTTTAAACTCGCTCGGCTCTCCATTAAAGCGCGGCAGGACAGCAATAAGTTTTTCCAGGTTCTGCCCTGCGTCAAAACATTCGTTCATCAGGTCGTACATTTTCCCGCGTTCGTCGCAGTTGTCAATACGGAAAGAAAGGTCGTCGATATAGTCTTGAAATGGCATCATGGGTTTAAATCCTCCGTTGTAAGTATGGACAGTTTGGGCAATGCCGCGGCGGGCTCCACGTTAAGGCAGTGGATCGATTCCTGCTCGCGGCGGTCATAGGCCGCAAGTTTCCGATCGGCGTACCATAGGGCCGCCCAGATGAGGGATACAAGGGCCAGATAGTAGACCGGGATGCGTGGCTTGCGTTTGTGCCAGATTGTCATGATTACCCCCTTGCCTTTGCGATTGCCACGTTGATTTTAGCTAATGCCCATTCGCTACAAGGCTCTTTTGCTGAAAAGTCAAAGCCGAAGGATTCGATTGTATTTTTATCTCCGTCTGCTTTTGCTTGTGTCATAGTGTTTTCTCCTTTTGTTTTCTGGCGTGATTGCCATTAGCCCGCGCCCATTTTTTAATGGGCGCGGTGTAATGTCAATTTACGGCTCCAGCCTTCATGATCTTATCGGCGACCGAGACAATGCGGCGGGCGGTCTTCTCCGTCAATTCACGGCCCTGAAGCCATGTCTGGATATAGCCGCGGGGATACTCAAGGCCAGGAAGGCCAAGGGCTGCACAGACAAGATAAGCCGTTCCTTCGGCCTCTACTTCCCGCAGATCCCGCGGCAATTCCTGTGTGTCATGCATCGCCGTGCCGGTGTGTCCGTGCACGATGTGGGCTATTTCATGGATCGTCGTTTTAAATGGCATTTGGGCAACCGGGTTTATGGCTATTTGACGCCCGGTTGCATAGCCCTGAACGTTGCCATTGGATAGAGTAAAGGAGACCTGCTCGATCTCAAGCGATTCCATGGCTTTTGACACGTCAAAGCCGGGAATTGCAGGGGCTACATAATCCGCGCCGTCCGTCTGGCTCAGGAAAAACCAATTCCGGCGGTATATGAATTTAGTAAAAACGTCTGGTTCGCCTTCTTCGTTTTCACGTTTAATTGTTACGGGCATGCAAAGCTCAATTGCTTTTTCCCCTTTGCGTACTTGCCGTCCGAGGGCCTGCCAGCCCTTATATGTGTTGATCGGGCCCTCTTTTCCTTCGCCCGATTGCAGCATGGCCAGTATTTGGTTGCCGATGCTGTAATTGTGAAAGACCCGGTAGCCTTCCATCATCTTGCCGGGTTCAGAAACAGCGGCTTTTAATAGTTCCATGTAGTTTGCTTCGCTCTTTTCCATTGTCGTTTTTCCTTTTGTTTGTTTGGCGTTTAGTAATTTAATTTTATACCAGAAAGATTAACAAGTGTCATACATTATTTTGTAATATCAGCCATGCAGAAATGTCATACCTTATATTTTGCATAGAATATTGGTTATTTTTGAAATTGATTTTTGAACAAAAATAAAACTCAATTAAATCAATTAATTAGATATTTTTTTATTTTTAAAATATAATATATATATATATTATATATATATTCGCGCGCGTGAGAGAATATGTAAAGATACAGATATAGGGAGAAATAAAAATATAGGCAAAAATAAAAAATAAAAAATTAAATCAAAAAAAGGTGAATTGTCCTTTAATATCAATGGTTTGATTTTTGATCAAAAATAAAATTACAAAATGATTTTTTCAATGGATAAGTCTTTGATATTGCAGGGAAAAGAATTTATTTTTTATTTATTTTTTATTATTTTTCAATATTCTATGGGAAATAGAAGGGTATTGCCTGAATCGTTTGTATTAACGATAATGCAATTATGCGGGATGATAAAGGAAGGTGGGTTCCCGGCTCTTTGGTTGATTCTCCGCGGCCAGGTCGTCCTGCCGGCCGCGCGGAGCTAGAGCGGCGATTCCTCGAAGCATTAAAGAAAACTTTTGAAGAGCGAGGGCAGGAAGCACTTACAGAATTTTGTGCGACCGATCCCGGCGGTTTCTGTAAAATGCTTGCGTCTATGATGCCGAAGGCGGTTATGGTCGAGGACAATGCCGGCTTGGCCGATCGCCTGCTTGCGGTCATGGAGCGCGTGGCGCCGCCGTTGCCGGACATCGAGCAAGAGGCAATTCGTATTGCACATAACAAAGAATGAAATAGTCAACGATCCGGACGGCGCTGCAATGGCGCTGGCCGCGTCCTACAGGTACGATCCCGCCGGCTGGGCGTGCGCGGCCTATGAATGGGGCAAGGGAGAGCTGGCGGGCTCCGCGGGGCCTCGTGCGTGGCAGGCTGAAGTATTGGGCGTCATCCGCGACCATTTGACGAGCCGGGACAGATTCCAGCCCCTTCAGATAGCCGTGGCCTCCGGGCATGGCATCGGCAAGTCGGCCCTGATCGGCATGGTCATCAACTGGGCCATGTCCACCTGCCCGGATTGCCGGGTCGTCGTAACGGCAAATACGGAAATGCAATTGCGCACCAAGACTTGGCCGGAGATAAATAAATGGTTTCGCTCCGCATTCAATGCACACTGGTTTGAAATTAATGCCACGTCGATTCACGGAAAAGATCAGGCGCACGAAAAGAGCTGGCGCGCGGATGCTATACCGTGGAGCGAGAATAATACGGAGGCGTTTGCCGGGCTTCATAATGAAGGCAAGCGCATTCTGGTCGTGTATGACGAGGGTTCGGCCATATCGGATAAAATCTTTGAGGTCACTGAGGGGGCATTGACCGATTCCAACACAGAAATTATATGGCTAGTGTTTGGTAACCCAACACGGAATACGGGGCGATTCCGCGCCTGCTTCGGGCGGTATCGTCATCGGTGGGTAACGCGCAAGATCGACAGCCGCACGGTCGAGGGGACAAACAAGGCACTTCTGGATAGGTGGGCGCATGATTATGGAGAAGATTCGGATTTCTACCGGGTTCGTGTGCGCGGTGAGTTCCCTGCCCAGTCGTCGAATCAGCTGATTAGCGAGGCGGCCGTCGAGGCGTGCCGGGCATTCAAGGCTCTGGCGTATGAATCCTTCCCGGTGCGCATTACCTGCGATGTGGCGCGATTCGGAGAAGATTCAACCGTCATTATGGCGGTACAGGGCCGCAAGATTGTCGATTGCGTGGCCATGCAGGGCAAGGACACTGTGGCGGTATATTCTCGCATTGTGGAAATGTATAATTATTGGCTGCGCAGACAGGATCGAGTTGTTTGTTTTGTGGATGATGTAGGGGTCGGCGGCGGTGTCACTGATATGATCCGGGCTGCTCATATCCCGGTGGTGGGCGTAAATTCAGGTGGGGCCGCATCGGATGGGGAGCGATTCATTAACAAGCGCATGGAAATGTGGTGGGACATGGCCGAGGCGCTGAAGGAGGGCGTTGATCTGTCCTTCCTGCCACATGGCCAATATGACAGGCTGAAGGACGATCTTGTGAATATCGAGTATTTCATGCAGCCGAGGAATCAGAAATATCAGCTGGAGAGCGTTGACGATCTGAAAGAGCGTGGGCTTCCGTCTCCTGATTACGGGACGGCGCTTGCGCTTTCATTTGCGTACCCAGTGCCGCATGCGGTACAATCGGGCGAGGGATTGTTTCGCAAGGCGGAAAGCGCCACGAAAACAACATTGGGCAGGAAGAGGGGCGTATAATGGGTTTTTTCAGTTCGATATGGAAGGGCGTTAAAAAGGTCGTAAAGTCGCCTGTCGGCAAGATTGCCTTGGCGGCCGCCGGAGCTTATTTCCTTGCGCCTGCAGTTCTTGGTGCTACGGCTGCCGGGACGGGCGCGGCGGCTGGATCGGCGTTGTCGAGCTCTGCATTATCAAGTTCTATTTCTGCGTCCCTTTTCTCCGGGGCCGTTCCACCGTTACAGGCGGCGACTGTGGGAGCGTTGTCGAGTTCAACGGCTGGAATGGCTGCGGGGGCGGCTGGTTCTGCGGGTCTTTTGTCGAAGGGTTTGGAGCTTGCGAAAACGGCCGGGAATGTTTCTCAGGTGGCGGGTTTGTTCAAGGGGGCTGGGGCTGGCGCTACGGCGGCACCAGTTCCGAAGATGAGTATTTCCGGAGACGGCGGGCAGGAAGAGGCGCTCATGAAGGCGGAGGATGAGAAGCGCAAGCGGTTGCTGGCCGTGAATGCGCGGGGGCTTCCGGGGCAATTGACGCCTGCGGGTGGCGTTGGCGGTTCTGCGTCCGTTGCGCGCAAGATGTTGTTAGGGCAATAGATGGTTGCGGAAGTCGATAAAATCCTTGAGACATGGGGCAGGATGCAGCAAGAGAAGGCTGTATGGAATACGCATTGGCAGCTTGTGCATGAATATGTTTTGCAGAGGAAGGCGGATTTTACGGCGAGTCGGGAGTCTGGTGCGTTTTTGCATTCGGAAGTATGGACGGCGATTCCTGCGAAGGCGGCTGAGACGGCGGCATCTGCCTTGCTTGGGATGATTTGGCCTAATTCAAACAGTTTTAAATTGAAGCCGGTTGGGGAATTGGAGGATGACGAGGACGCTGCGGAGTGGTTCGAGGATGTATCCGAGATTATAGCGAATGAGTTGGACAATCCGAAGGCTGGATTGTCGCTTGCGTTGGGCGAATTTTTTCTCGATTTGACGGTTTCCGGGACGCCTGCCCTGCATTTGGAGCAAGGTGAAGAAAGCCTTTATCAGTTTGATGCATGGAACGTGCAGCAGTTTGCCCTGGACGAGGGCGCGGGAGGGAATGCGGACACGTTTTTCCGGTGCCGGAAGTACACGGTTCGGCAGGCCGTGGAGAAGTTTGGTGCGGAGAAGGTAAGCAAGAAGACGCGCGAGGCGTTCAACAAGCAGCGTTTTACTGATGATGTCGAGATTCTGCATGTGATTGCGCCTCGTATCGTGATGCCGAATCGCGGCGGCGGGTCGAAGAACATGCCGTTTATGTCGGCATGGATAGAGGTATCCGATAAACATTTGATAAAGGAAAGCGGATATCAGGAATTGCCGACCTATGCGATGCGGTATTCAAAGCGCATCGGGGAAAAATACGGTCGATCCATGGCAATGAATGCTTTGCCGGATATCATGGAATTGAATGCATTGTGGGAGCAGGTGACGATTGGGTTAGAGAAGAATTTCGACCCTCCTCTTGCGGTATGGAACGATGGCGTTTTCGGCGGCGGGACGATTGACACGGGGGCCGGTGCTATCAATGTCGTGAACGTATCCGGCAAGCTGCCTGGGACGCGAGCGCCGATAGAGCCGCTTTTGACGGTAGGGAACTTCAACGATGTGGCTGTTTTGATCGAACGGCTGGAATCGACGGTTAACGATCATTTTATGATCGACCGCTTGCTTGATTTCAATAACGAAACGCAGATGACGGCGAGGGAGGCGCTGATGCGAAGGGCGCTGCGCGCATCCTTGCTTCACGCGGTCAATCATCGGGCTTATACGGAAGTGTTTACGCCGATGTTGGAGAGGGCATTCAATATTGGTTTACGTGCCGGGAAGTTCGGTTATGCGGCGAAGTCGCCGGAGGCGATTGCATGGCAGGCCATGAATCCGGGCCGGGAGATGAAAGAGATTCCCGACAGCATCATTCGGATGCAGGGCAAGGGAGACCGGGTTTATACGATAGAATATCAGACGCCTGCGATGCGGGAGCAGAGGGCTGAGGAAGCGCAAGGGGTTCTGAATCTTTTCGAGGCGCTGCCGCTTATTGCGCAGGTTGACCCGTCTGCTATTAATGAGGTTCACGGCGGGCGGGCTGTGAAGGTATTGGGAGAGAGCTGGTCTGTTCCGCACGATGTATGGATGACGGACGACGAGAAAGAAGCGAAGCAGCAGGCGGACGCGCAGGTGGCGCAGGAGAATCGGGATATGCAGGTCTCCGGTGCGCAGTCGGAGATAGCGAAGAACGTCGCGTCTGCGCAGGGTGAAATCATGAAGGGCCGACGCGAGGGCGCGGCCTGAGAGGTTTTTAATAGGTGGGGACGATGAAGAAGCCTGAATTGCCTTCCGAGAAGGCGGAGCGCATCAAGCGCGAATCAGAGGAAAAGAAACGTTCTGCACAGGAGGCCGAAGAAAAGGCGCGTGGTGTTTTTGCGCGGGCGTTCAGCACTCCGGACGGAATCGAGGCGCTTCGTCTTATCAGGCAATGGGCGCGGTATGGCAAGCCGATTTTGGGGGCCGTGGACGGGAAGATTGACCGGGACGCGACGTTGTATCAGGCCATGCGCCTGAATCTTTATCTTGAGATTCGAGGGTTTATCAACAGCAACATACTGAAGGAGATTGAATATGACGACTGATGCGACGATGGGTGATGCGGCTGCGGCGAGCGCGGCGAACAACAGCGCGTCTGCGTCTGTTCCGTCGATGCCGACGGCCCCGACCGCCCCGGCGGCGCCGGATTTCAGGACTATGCTTGGCGACTATGCCAAGGAGCCGATGTTTGAGTCTTTCGTGGACGCGCAGGCATTGGCGAAGGCGTATTCAGATACGAAGAAGTTGGTTGGGCAGAAGTTGGGCATTCCTGGTGCTGATGCGACGCCTGAGGCGCGCGCCGCGTTTTATAAACAGCTTGGAGTGCCGGATAACGAGGCCGGATATGAGTTGAAGGCCCCGGAAGCTGTTGGGAAGCAATCGGAGGATTTTCAAAAGTTTTATAACGAAAGCCATTTGCCGAAGCTGGCGAAGATTGCGCGTGAATTGAATTTGACGAAAGAGCAGGCCCAGAAATTGCAGGCATGGGACGATGCCGACACGATGGCGCAGATAGAAGAGATCAACAAGGGAGCGGCGGAGCAGTCGGCGC